GTCCGACCTGTGGTTCTGAGTATCCGCCGGTTGCCTGCCGTTGGCGTTGCCCAGAATGTGGCTATAAGGATTCTTGCTGTGAGGGCGAGCCGAGAAGGATGAGGGACTATGACGAGTAAACCTACCAATGATGCAATGTTTGAAACCCTCCGCCAGCTGTACCCGTCTGTGGCACCGACTTTGGGTGACCTTTTGTCGGCATTCTGGACTGATAACGGGTTGGAGAACCGTGGAGCCTTGCAATATGCGTTTTATGCCAACGCTGGTGCTCCTGGCACCACGTTGGGGGACGCTGCCAACGCATATTGGGGTGATACCGACTATGTGTATTACAACCTTGACGCTGAGGACGGAACAGACCTGCTATTAGAAGACGGCGGTTTTATTTTGATGGAAGCGGGTAACTGATGTCTGACAAGAAAATCACTCAGCTCACCGCTTTGACCAGTCTTGCTGGTGCCGACCTGTTCGTCGTCGTTGATGATGTTGCAGGGACCCCTGTCAGCAAGAAAATTGCGGCATCTGATTTGGCAAACTACATCAGTCAGGCGTCTGCCGATTCGGCGGACATTGTTCTGTCCACAGCAGTATTTAGTTAACGAAAGGCAATCATGGCAACTTTTACTAAGATTCCGCTCAGCGGTTCAACCGATGGTCGCGGTATCCATATCGACGACTCTGCAACCCCCGGCAAGACGGTTCATACTGGTTCTGCAACGGCCAGCACAATTGATGAGGTTTGGCTGTATGCCACTAACTATGACACTACCGACCGCAAGCTCACCATTGAATGGGGTGGCGCTACCGCTGGTGGTGACATTATTGAGTTTACCGTCAAGGCAGAGAACGGGCTGTATTTGATTGTGCCTGGTCTTATCTTGAAGGGGAATGCGACTCCTTTGGTTATTGCGGCTTTTGCGGCAACAACTAGTGCCATCAACATTTTTGGATATGTGAACCGAATCACCGCCTAATATGCCCGGAGTTATTAGGAATCGTGCTCGTGCGTCATCCACGGGTACTTTGGCACCCCGTGGCCGACGCTCTGGTACCGGCCAGGTAGACTCACTGTGGCGCGGCTCAGAGGGTCCCCCTACATCTGTTGAGTATCTGATTATTGCTGGCGGAGCAGGCGGCGGTAGAGGCTCAGCATCCAACCTTTACCGAGGCGGTGGTGGTGGTGGTGCCGGATTTAGGTCCGGCACACTGACCAACCCCACCTCAGGTACTGTTACTGTTGGTGCTGGTGGTACTGCTGCCGCTAATTCCGGTGGGCCTGGAAACCAGTCAGCCTGTTTTACCAACACTGCTAGCGGCGGTACTGGTGGCAACGTTTCAGGCAACGGCCTTGGTGGTGCTGGCGGAACCGGTAGTTCTACCGGTGGAGCAGGCGGCAATACGCCTGCTGGTGTTGGTGGTGCTGGTAACTCTTCATCTATTTCTGGCACTTCTACCGTTTACGGTGGTGGCGGAGGCGGTGGTGGAGCTACTGGCGGTGCCGGCGGCTCTGGCGGTGGTGGTAAAGGCGGAGACGACGCCGCTAACAACGCTGTTTCAGGAACCGTTAACCGTGGTGGAGGCGGCGGAGGTGGCGACCTTCAGAACGGCAACGGTGCAACCGGTGGCTCCGGCATTGTCATTATGCGATACGCCGACAACTTTGACGACCTTTCGTCCATTGATGTTGGACTTACCCACACTCTTACCGTTTCTGGTGGATTCAAGATTTACACGTTTACCGCAGGTACTGGGACGGTCACTGTCTAATGGCACACTACGCATTCCTTGACGAAAACAACATTGTCACCGAAGTCATCGTTGGCCGCCACGAATGGGAAGTCGTCGGAGATGTCTCCGACTGGGAAACCCACTACGGAGAAATCCGTGGCCAACGCTGCCTACGCACCTCTTACAACGGCAACATCCGAGGCCGCTACGCCGGCATCGGATACACCTATGACGAAACGCTAGACGAATTCATCGCACCACTAGACCCCGAGGAGACCACAGATGTGGAATAAAGTCCAGCCCACCCAGCGCGCCATGCTCAAGTCTTGGGCAAAAGTATTTGCCGCAGCAATCATCAGCCTTTTCATGGCTGGCGAACGGGACGTCAAAGCCCTTGTCATCGCCGGACTCAGCGCACTTTTGCCCGTCGTATACTCCTACCTTGACCCCACCGACGGACGTTGGGGACGTGGCTATATTGCCCCACGCCGGAAGGCTGCCGCCAAGAAGGCATAATGGAACTGCAAGACCTTCTCAACGAGAAGGAATGGCGCAAATGCCGAGGCCCAGAAAAGCCTGACAGCACAGAACTCGTAGAAGCATTCACATACTTCTGCGCCAATTACTGGACTATCAGGCATCCTGAACGCGGACGAATCAAATTCGTCCTGCGTGAAGCCCAAATAGAAACAGCTGAAACCTGGACAACCGAACGGTACAGCATTGTACTGAAAGCACGCCAGATTGGATTCTCCACTTTGGCAGCCGCATTTACCTTTTGGGAAACATTCTTCTGGCCAGACCGCTTTACCGTCATGCTTTCCCGCACCGAACGCGAAGCAGCCAAACTACTCCAGAAAACCAAATACGGTTACAAGATGCTGCCCCAATGGATGAAAATCCGTGGCCCAGAACTTCTGTCCGATAACCAACTGAAAATGGTATTTGCCAACGACTCCGCCATCGAATCTCTGCCCTCTGGCAACGACCCCGCCCGAGGCGAATCCGTATACCGCGTCGTCATCGACGAAATGGCATTCCTCCCCAATCCCGAAGAAGCCTGGGCCTCCATCGAGCCAGTGGCTGACGTCGGCGGACGTGTCATCTGCCTTAGCACAGCAAACGGCGAAGGCAATATTTTCCACAGCCTATGGGTTGGCTCACAAACCGGCAACAACCGTTTCACCGGCATTTTCTTTCCCTGGTCTGCCGGAGAACGTGACGACGAATGGTACGAAGCCAAACGCAACGAACTACCAGACTGGCAGCTCGCCCAAGAGTACCCATCCAACCCCGAAGAAGCATTCATTCGCTCCGGACGCCCCGTCTTTGACATCGACGCCCTCCGCGACCACGAACTCATCCCCCCAGACACCGGCATCCTCCGAGACGCCAACGGACGCAACGCTTACGACTTTGACCCCGCAGGCGGACCCCTCAGCGTGTGGGAAGAACCCCAAATCGGAGAAACCTACGTCATCGGAGCCGACGTCGCCGAAGGCCTCGGCCATGGCGACTACAGCTCCGCCCACGTAATTAGCGCGGAATCAGGCATCGTCGTCGCCCATTGGCACGGACACATTGACCCCGACCTTTTTGGAACCGACGTCCTTGCCCCACTCGGCCATTACTACAACTACGCCCTCGTCGGCGTAGAGTCCAACAACCACGGACTCACGACAATCAAAGCCCTACAAAGAGCGAACTACAAGAAACTTTACCGACAGCGCCGCCTCAACCATACTGCCGCCCAGCCGGGCGTAGCCTACGGCTGGCGAACCACCGCGACCTCAAAACCCCTCGCAATCGACGAACTGGCCCGAGTCATCCGCGACCGGATGCTCGGACTCTATTGCGAATACACGATTGCCGAACTGAAAACTTTTGTCCGCGAAGACAACGGCAAAACCCACGGTTCGCCTCATGATGACCGCGTCATGTCCCTGGCTATCGCCAACCAGATGCTGAAGCATGCCTGGTCTCCCGATTACCGGCACGAATCCGCCCCCCGAAAAAACTCTCTTGGCTGGTGGGAACGGCACCTTTTCAAGGAAAAGAAGCTGGAACGTACCCCACTTGGCTCATTTAACATCTCCGAGTAACGAAAACGCTGCTTTACATGGAAACAATCACCCTAAACTGCCAAAAGTGCGGGCGGGAATGGACCACTGACGCCATTCCACCCCGAGGCGAGATTTGCTTCAAATGCCACATCAAAACCGTCAACCTTGGTTTCACCTATGGCAAAGAAGACTTCCACGGACCCACTATCCGTGAACGCCAGGACAAGATTGTTTCGGACGCCCAAATCAACGGCTATAACCCCGAGCCCGTCACCAACTGGATGTAACACTATGGATGCAGCAACCGCGACCGTCACCATCATCGTAGCCCTAATCGGTGGGCCGGTAGTAGTGGTACTGCAAAAACTTCGAAAAGAAAACAGCGAGCAGCATGCCGAAAACGGCATTTTGCTCCGCCATATCGGACGCAAACTAGACCGAGTCGCAACCACGCTCGACCAGCACATCGGCTGGCACGAGGGAAAGGCCCAGAATGGCCCGCAAGAGTAACCGCGATATCCTAACCGGATACCGCAACCGC